GAAGCGTTGGCGGCAGGCGTGGCAGGGCAGCGGCAAGCGTTGCAAGTGCAGATTGAGCGAGCAAAAACATTGGATGATTTGGCAGCGATTGAGATTGCTTTCAGGCTGCCTGAAATGGGAGGATAAACCATGGCACAGGTTTATTTGGCTTTGTATAAAGGGCGCAAACGCGGCAAAACCCCACGCGAGCTGTGGCAACGCTTGATGGATTGGGCGGTGCGATGGGCAACGAGCGGGCAATACAGCCATTGCGAGATTGCCGTCAAACACAGCTTTGCCGACGACTACCACTGCTATTCCGCCAGCCTGCGCGATGGCGGCGTGCGTAGCAAAACCATGCCGCTGCCCGCCGACAAATGGGATTTGCTAGCTATCCGCGATGTTGATGCGTATGACAAGATGTGGGCGTTATTCCAACAAACACGCGGCGCAAAATACGATTACTGCGGCGCGTTGGGCTTGGTGCTGCCGATTCGGCAGGCGCGGCAAAGGTGGTTTTGCAGCGAGTGGTGTGCCAAGGCATTAGAATTAGGGCAGCCTGAAAAGTTTAGCCCAAATCGCCTTGCTCATTGCCTTGCAGGCGGGATAAGAAACATAGGCGGCGTGCGCCGAAAATAGAAAAGTCCTGACATCAGGAAAAGTAACTCAATCAAGAGGCAGCAAATGCAACAAAATTCAGAAAAACAGTTTGACAAGGACAAACAAGGTGCAACAATTTTTACAGATAGATAGACAGACAGACGCTAAAACCACGCCCATCATTCCGTGGATGGGCGGCAAACGCCGTCTAGCCAAACACCTGCTGCCACTATTTCCCGAGCATGGCTGTTATGTAGAGCTGTTCGCAGGCGGCGCAGCCCTGTTTTTCCTGCGCGACACCCCCGCCCGCTGCGAAGTGTTAAACGACATCAACGGCGACTTGGTTAATCTCTACCGCGTAGTGCAGCACCATTTTGACGAGTTCGTGCGCCAGTTCGCATGGCTGTTCAGCAGCCGCCAAACCTTTGTGCAACTGCAAGCCCAGCCGCCCGCAACCCTAACCGACATCCAACGCGCCGCCCGCTTCTTTTATTTGCAGCACAACGCCTTCGGCGCAAGAGTTACAGGACAAACCTTCGGCACGGAAACAACAGGCAAAGCATGGAATGCCACCACCGTCGCCCAAAAGCTGCAAGCCGCGCAAGAGCGGCTCGGCGGGGGGTTTTTGGGAAACAAAACAACGGCAAAGCGCCCGCAAAACATACAGCCAGGCCACGC